TACAATATAACTGTTGACCTAACCAAAGAGCAGGCAGTGGAGCTAAAGATTGCTGCCATTAGGGAAGGAAAGACAGCAAAACAGCTGATTAAGGAGCTAATAATAAGTAAATTGGAGGATAAATAAATGGCCGACCTAACACCAGAACAAGTATTAGCCCAACTACAGACAAGAGGATTTGAGTCAGGATTCCGCAGTCCACTACGGCATTTTAGAGGCAAGTTAGACTCCATCACTGGCAGTATGGTTCAGCGTGGTCAGATGCCACAAGCCAAGCTAGAGGTTAGTTATAACTTCAGTGAGCTAGAGGTGTTTGAAACCACAGAACCCTATCCATCCCCAATAGCCCAAATATCCATGATGCACTCCAGGAGGGACAGGAGCAATAGTGGTGTCCTTGGTGCATCAGTAGGTAGAATCATCAATGCTGGTGTGAATGAAAACATACCACAGGGTGACCCAAGAGTTAAGAACCAGGACTTCCTTATCGGTAAGGTTCAGGAGTGGAAGGTAACACCTGGACATATGATGTGGGATAATGACAAGCAGATGGAAACTCCAAGAGAGGCTTGGGAAGTAGTTTATGTAGAGGGAGTTGGTGGCACTCCACATTCAGGAGTGGCTACAACAGTAGAAGCTCCAGCCACACCAACACCTGCTGCTCCTACTGGTGTAACTCCTATCCAACAAGCTCTCAACCTGCTGGATAGTAAGACCCAACAGGAGTGGAACACTCTGATATTCCAAGACCCGCTAGTTAAAGGTGATGCTGCCCTGGTTAAGAAGATTGTTGATGCTACCTTTGTCAGTGGTATGGAAGCTACTGGCATGGTTACCAAGGATGAGAATGGGGTGTACCATGTCAAGAAGGATGATAGTCCATTCTAAGGATTAACGAGCTTGCTGGTGTAATGGTCGTGAAAGCCGACAAATCGGATATTGCCCGAGCCAGCAAGCCTGCCAGCTACCCGACTGGCTGAGCAGGAAGGGCTTAGCTGGGGTGGCGGAATTAGACGAAGTTGAAAGATTTAGTCCGGCCAGTTCCAAAGCCCCAGCAAGCCTACTAAGGAGGAATAAAGTGCTTGAATGGTTCAAGTGCCCTAATGGAAAGGTAACTACAGTTAAGGAGTGTTTATCCAAATGCCAAATGGGAGAACGCTGTCTCACTCTACCTACCCTAACACTAATGGCTCAGGAGAGAGAGTGGACAGGAGTTCCATCAACCACCCAACTCCTCAATGGAACTATGTATGAGTTCCTCAAGCTCACCCAGCCCTATGTCGTTGACCCTGACAGTAGGGCTTTTATGTTGGCTGGAACCAAACATCACCAATCACTGGAGGAGTTTGCCACTAAGTTAGGGTTACCCGCTGAGAAAGCATTAAACATTGATAGGGACATATTTGACCTACTGGAGCCTGATAATGACTGGTATGTTGTCAATATAAATGTCAATAACCAAGTAATTAGAGAGATTGGTGAGCTTGAGCCTGGTGCAGCAACACCACTAGCCTATAATGAGGAGCTTCAACACAAATGGACTCTAACTGACTATAAGCTATGGGGTAGCTATAGAGTAGCCCTAGCTCTAGGTATAGTTAAGATAGGCCAAAAGCCTGACCCATCAGAAGCAGTATATAAAGTCTCTGGCAAATGGGGACAGGCTGGTACTCCCAAGATGGTTTCAGTATTTGAGTCCATGCCCCAAGAGGCTGATGTGTTTAATGAGGAGTTACAACTAAACCGCTACCGAATAATGTTGGAGGAACTAGGTATAGCTATATCCAAAATGCAGTTGCAGGTTACGGTTAGGGATGGTGGGCTGGCTGTAGCTCATAGTAGAGGAGTGGCTAGGAACATATATAGAATACCAATCCAGAGATTGGATAACGACTATGTTGCAGGCTACTTTCAAGGCAAGGAACTACACCTCCAACAAGCCTTGAAGGTTGGAGTCTGTAACGAACCTTGTAATGACCATGAATGCTGGTACGGAGCCAGGTGTAGAGGATATTGTGAGGTAGCCAGATACTGTCCTAAAGGTATCCTATATACTCAGGTGCCAGCCAGTGGATAGTGTCCATATAACTAGAGACAATGAGTCAGGACTGGTCAGAGAAATTATGGCTGAGGCTGAGAAGCTATACCAAGACAGATATGGTAAGAGGAGTCCAGATACATTATCCACACAGGAACTGGATGATGTTAAGACTGAGGCTGGTAAAAGAGTTCAGGAGAGAAGGAAAGGGAGGTTAGTACCATGAAGTATAGACCACCACTACACTCCAAACATTACCACGTAGGCAAGGGTTGGCTATGCTTTGTCATGCTTAAACCGCCATGTATATCATTAACCATAGAATTATCAGGTGATGGCAAAAGATGGGAGTTAGCCTTATGCTGTATCATATTTGCTATAACATACCAATGGGATAACATGGAGGTGATAAAGTGATATTTGGATTATGGGGTCATGACAAAAGTTGTAAAACCACCCTAGCTTTTACATTCCCTAAGCCACTAATCGTCCTTGAGTTTGACGTGGGTGGGTTTGACCGAGCTATATACCGTTTTCAGCAGGAGTTTGATTCAGGCTTAATCAAGCATGAGGTCTATACCATGCCATTCCAAATAGGGACTATAGACCTAGCCCAACTTACTACTAGACCCAGTAAGATAATTGTGGGCGTAAAAGAGCTATGGTATAAGTTCCTTATCCATTATATACAGCATTTGGATGACCCAACCATAAATACTGTGGTTATTGATACTGGCACTTTGCTATGGGAGGTTTGCTGTTCTGGCTATCTCCAAGAGAAACAGGAAATTCAACTAGATGCTAAGGGCAATCTATTACCTAGTGAAAAAGGATTGAGGGTTAGCCTGCTACCAATTGAGTATAGAGAACCTAATATCCGCATGAGAGGAATCATCTACCAAGCCAAAGCTCACGGCAAACATTTGGTTCTAACCCACCACAGTCGTGATGAGTATGGGCCAATGCCAGATGGTAAGGGTGGTATTGTTGAGGCTAAGACGGGTAAGAGAGAACGTGCTGGTTGGAATCCTCTAGGTGATGGGGCTGATGTGATAGTCCACACCTACTGGGATAGTAAAAACATGAAACCGTATTGTAAGGTGGAACTGGCTGAGGTTAAAACATTGGAGGGTATGGTGTTTGAGGAGCCTAGTTTTGCTAAAATAGATAGGGTAATCAAGATGATGAAAGGAATAGTATAATGATAAGGAGGAACTTTACCAGACACCAAAAGGAAATAATACTCAATAGGGATGAACACCATTGTATTTATTGTGGGCAACCAGCAAACGGTATAGACCATGTTATACCAGTTAGTGAGGGTGGTTTAACCATGACCAATAATGGAGTATGTTGTTGCCCCAAATGCAACCACTCCAAGTATAATAGTCTAGGTGAAAAATGGATTATAAAAGGACTGACTAGGCTGGTACAACATGGTGAGGATATTGATTGGGTAGGAGGAATAAGGGAGGCAAAGAAGGATAACATTCTAGCCTATGCTGCTGAACTGTTGCTAGACGCTGGAGCTACACTCGCTGAGACGAGCTACATTCTAAATCTAAGCGTTAATGGACTGAAAGAGATACTAGAGCTATGACCCTACTGATAGACAATCATGAGCCAAAGGAAATAGAATACCTTATTGGACAGGCAGTTCCTACACTGATGCCTCAACCTGGATTGAACAGTCAAGGATTTGCCGACTATATGTGGTTCTGTTGTGATGGTCACAGGATACAGGTGGAGAGGAAGCAAATACATGAGGTGCTTGGTGGCATAGACCAGGTAGAGGAACAGTTGGGTAGGGAGATGGATAATGGTGTGGAAGAAACCCTGCTACTCATTGAGGGAGTATGTGAACCTGTAGCAGGATTAAAGATAGCTACCCAGGTATGGCACAAGGCTAGGGAAAAGAATATACTAATTCCTGGTAGGGTTTATAACTGTAGTTACACAGGATTACAAGCATGGAAGAACCAGTTGGATAAGACTGGGATAACTGTGGTTGAGACCTTTGATTATACGGCTACGGCTATGACCTTAGTTGCCTTGTACCAAAACTCACAAAAGGAGGAGCACAAAACTCTCTGTCGGTATATTAAGGATAGGATATTTATTGAGTCCAAAAATCCTCATATCTACAACCTACTGGCTATTAAAGGAGGTGGAGTAGGTGAAGAAATAGCTAAGGCTTGGATAGAACAGTTTGGAACTTTTTGGTACACTATCCAGCAGGATGCTGAGGTACTGGCTGAAGTATTGGTTGGTGAGGAGGGAAAGGAAAAGAGGATTGGTACGGCTAGGGCTAAGAAATTCTTAAAGGCTATAGGGAGGAATATATAATGACTGAAGAATTATCCAGGACTATAATCCAAGACCAAAAGGTTTACTTCGGTGAGGCAGAGTTTACCGAGCTAATCAGGACACTAACCCGTGTGTATCGTTTTAGGAGCGGCAACCAAACACCAGAGGCGATTGTTATGCCTGATGTTGTGGAGGTTGATGGTGTGAAGGTGGAATTCCCTGAGGCTAAGCCTACGCCTGAGCTTGTAGATGTGGAGGAGGAGATTGAGGCAAGAGATAGAAAGTTCCGAGAGGAGTATCCTGAAGAGCCTGAAGAACCTAGAGCTATGCCTGCTTCAGAGGTGAAAACATGCCCTGAGTGCGGAACAACATATTCACTTGAGGATTTCGGTGAAGGTGAGATTTGTATATTCTGCTTAAAGGAGGCAAACAATGTCTGAGAGGATACCAGGTGTTGATACTATAAGAGGATTAGCTGGCTCTCCACCAATGGTTAATGTTATCCCATACAAGACAATGGAAATTGGAGAATCATTACGCCAAATCTGGAACACCCTCTATATTGCCTTCATCCCTTATTGCTTTAAGTGTAAGGTTCCTCTGGACTGGTACTCTCCTCCTGATGGAAATAAGATGTTTATTTGCCCAAACTGTAATAGACTATGGGTGATAGGAGAGACAAAATAAAGCATGGAAAAGATATTTGCTCCAGAATACCCAAGAAATGAGGAAGGCTGGATACTATTTCCTAAGGATACTAAGGACAGAAAATCCTTGTTCTTCCCCGAGGAAGTTATGAAACATCCTGCTAAGATGAACTTCCACCTCCAGCAGGCTATAATAGAGTATGTAGCAGGAGAAGGTGATGTTCTGCTTGACCCATTTGGAGGAACAGGTACACTAATGATAGCTGCCTTGCAGGGCTATAGGATAATCCTAATAGAGATTGAGGATGGCTATCACAAACTCCAACTACAGGCTAAGGAGGAATTGAGCAAACAGGTTCCTGGTGCTGGTGATTTGGTTACTCTAATCCACTATGATAATAGGTTGATTCTACCAATTCCTTGCAATCATATAGTAACTTCGCCTCCCTATGCCCAAGCTATGAAAGCAACCAGGGTACGCAAAAGGCGTGAAGATGCCCCTGATAACTGGTTGGTTGACCAGGACAGAATGATGATGGAATACAGTAAGTCTCCACGGAATGTTAGTAAGCTAAATCCATTCCTCTATAAGATGGAAATGGAAAAGGTCTACAAGTTATGTTATCAAAGTCTGCCCATAAGTGGTACATTAACCATAATAATAAAGGATAGGATAGAGGAAGGTAAAAGAGTTTACCTATCCAAATGGGCTGATAAGGTATGTGAGGCAGTAGGATTTCAATTAGAGCTTTGGGAAAAGTGGAAAACTCCTGGCCACGGATTTACCAAAATAGCTGCTAGCCAAGGTAAAGAGGTGGTATGGGATGAGGATATTATGATTTATAGGAGAGTATAATGGAAGATAAATTTGCACCTATTAGAAAATTCCTTAACCATATACATAAGATAATGGTTAGGAAAATTAAAGAGGGCAAGTGTAATGGTAAGGTCATAAGGTGGAGGGAACAATAATTGCATTTTGTCCACGACCCTAATGCCAACTTCTATTATATGGGTGAGGAGGAACCACACTCCAGAATCCACAAACAGTTGCTGGTTGAACAGTCACCTAAGCTCGTAGGAGTGGATGTAGAGACTATCAGCCTCAAGGAACGTATAGCCATTGGTGTGGGTATATCAATCAAACCTACAACCAGTTTCTATTTTGTATTGTTTCCTGAACCATCACCAGCTACTCCCTGGCACTTACTCAGAGACCCTACCATAGCTAAGGCAATCCATAATGCCTTGTTTGACCTATCCGCACTTAGGGAATATGAGGTTGATACCACCAATGTTAAGGATACTACCGTAATGTCCAGGTTGCTATGCCATAAGTTTAATAGATTGGTTGACTTATCCCATATACACAAAATGGAAGTCCATGAGGTTAGGGAATACTTACCAGCAGGCGGAACCACTTTAGATATTGAACAGGCTG